ATTATTATCTAAAAATAGTACATATACTAAAGATTCTACTTTAGATCTGGTTTTATTCAAAGACCCCACTACAGTAATAGCAAGTGGAACTATTTTGACGGGCACTTCAGGTCAAAATTCAGTTCGTATCAAAGTTAATAGTGGAAATTTTTCAGATTACTTAAATTATGACGATGGAGAGACTATTTTAAAGAGTAGTGATTTATCAAATACTCCTGGGGCAACTATTATAGTAAGCAACAATTTAAGTTCAAATATTTTAATTAATACTGTTGATGAAAATATTGCTATCCTCGAAACTGATAGTGAGCATAATTTTGCTGAAGGTGATGATATTGACATCATTATTGACCCAGATGACAATCTAACAGAAACTGTATATTATGTTTCTAAAAAGAAATATCAAGAAGTAAATTTGATTCCATTAAGATTTAATGGCAACTTGAATGATACTGGTATTGGATCATCCAACATGGTTGGTCTCGGTAGAGATTATGTAGGTGGAGAATATCAAGATGTAGAATTAGTATTCAGTGATTATACAAATGTCAGAGATGGTGTTGGTGATATTGGAGATGCTGGAAATGCAAAAGCAACTGTAACAGTTGGTAATGATAATTTTGATGGCAGTGGTCAGGTACAATCTATTGTTATTACTGAAGGTGGATCTGGGTATAATACGGATGATGTTTTAACTATTAACCCAAATGATATTCTAAAAATAGATCCCTCTATATTTGATACCGACGTTGATGCAACGATGGTTCAACTTAATGCAGATATCATTGAGCAATATGAGCAATATTATTTTGTAGTTGATGCTGCAGATTATGCATCTGTTTTAACATTCCTTGGTCAACCTGGAGATATCTTTACGGACAATAAGAATATTGAGTATATTTTTATCGAAGCAGACGAAGAAAACAATAGATTCCGTTACCTCATAACAGTTCCCGACCAATATTTAACAGATTCCGATACTATTGATGGAACTGCGATTGTCTTAACAGAAGCAGAATACCCAGATGGAACACCATATCCACAGTTTAGGTTTAATGTTAATGGTGAGGAAAACCCCGATTATAATCTTCGTGTGGGATCTACCTTCACAATCCAGCCACTTCCTGGACATGCTATTTACATTGTTTCTGATTACAGAACTACTATTCTGGAAGATGGTGTAGCTCTTGACATAGAAGAGTATACTGAAGCATCTGGTGTAACCTACAATGGTTCTACTACTGATACAATTTCATTTACTCCGATTGCTCCTGGTACATATTACTATATTTGTATAACTCACCCAGAAGCGGTTGGAACTCTTACAGTTTACCCATCACCAAGTACGGCAATTCCATTGGTATCTGTCAACGCTGTTGGTTTGGGCGATCAAAGAACTGAAGTAGTTTTAGATAGAGTATTCTCACTATCTCTTGGAGATACTTTATCTGTGGGTAGTGAAATTGTACGTGTTATTTCTATTGACAAAATTACCAGAAGAGTAGGATTAGAGAGAGGTGTGAATGGCACTACTGCTGTCAATCATCTTGCTAATTCCAAGATAACTTCATACGAACCAAAGTATAGGTTTACTCCCGGAACTCAAATATTTGGTACTGATGTAAATGATCCTTATGTGGTTTCTTATGACGAAGAAACTCATAAATTGATTGTTAATTATGGATATGACGCGACTAATCCAAGAGAAATTACTACAGTGTCTTCGTTCGCTGACCACGGCACTCCAGAAAAAATTTCTTCTCTTTCTAACGTAGGAAATTTAGTTGATAGACTACAATTTTCTTTAGATAATATAAGTTTCTTAACCAATCCTATTGTTGATATTCAAAAATATTATTTTTACAAGTTTGACACAAGTCATCCATCAATGCTTTCTTCATATCTTGATATTTCTACAAGTTCAAACTTTAATGTATTCACCGAAGAAAAAGAAGTTGGATTATCAGAACCAGGAAATCCAGGATCGTTTGTCAGGATCAGATTAGGTTATGGAGCTAATATTGGTAATGTTAAACGTCAAGAAGTAAACTTTACCACTTACTATTATTTCTTAACTAGTTCTACTACAGATACTGGGGGTTCATTCTTAAGAATCAAAAATGATCCCTTGGCTGGAAGAAAAACGGTTGTATATACCACTGATAAAAAACTTGTTTATAATTTGTCTGATGTTCCACAATATGATGGAACTGGAGACATTAGATACACAGGAAAGTCTATTGGAAAAATTGCTTCTATTAAATTAGATAATTTAGGAAATAATTATATTTCATTGCCTGTAGTCAAAGGTGTTGTTCCTGCCGAAGGATTTAAAGCGAATATAGAAGCAATCAGAGATTCTTCTAAAAATAATATTAGTGAGTTATCTATTGTATATTCTGGAAAAGAGTATTCAAAACCAGATGTGATTATTACTGGAGACGGTACTGGTTTGGAAATTGAATTAATAGTTGATGGTGGTAGAATATCTGCTGCTAAAATTTTAAATCCAGGGTCAGGGTATCTTTCTACACCTATATTAGATATTATCGAGACAGATAATAAGTTATTCTTTACTTCTTCAGATATTGGTGTACCTCAAAGTGCGAGGTTTATTAACAACGGAGCATTCTATTTTGATGATGATTCTATTATTTCATCTTATGAAACTCCACAAGTTCCTCTTTTGAGGAACTTTGATCTGGACTCTTTTGGACAAGGAGAAAGAATTGAGCAAAAAATTAATGGAGTTTTAGTTGCTTCCGGTAGGGTTTCTAAAAATGGATGGAGAAAAGGATCCAATATTATGAGACTGGTGGAAGTTAATGGAGTTTTCAGAGAAAATTATAATATTGCTGGAGTATCTAAAGGAAGAACTGCAGTTGTAGATTCTATTGTCAGAACTTCATTCAATCCAACTATTGAAACTTTAACAAGAACACTTGGAAAATACCAATCTGATAGAGGTAAATCGAGTTCTATAAACCAGAGAATTACTGACTCATTCTTCTATCAAGATTATTCTTATGTAGTTAGAAGTAGGACTCCTATTAGAGATTGGAGAAATGCAGTTAAAGATACTACTCACCCAGCAGGATTTAAAATGTTTGGTGAATTGTATCTTGAATCTGAAGGAAAAGCGAGGATGCGACCAGATCAACCTGTATCGCAAAAGCTTACAACCTATTTGATTCTACCCACAACGGCAGTTTCTTCTTTTGTCACCAGAAGAAATATTACGACTTCTGTAGTGAAAGTAGAAGATTCGAGAATTGTGAGAGGAAGGGGGTCAGTAGCTATAGATTCTTTTGACGAAACTCTGACCAGAGTTAGAGAAGTTAAGTTATCTCCCGAGTTTGATGGTAGATACGATCCTTCTACTGGATTAAAAATTGGACGTAGAACATTTACTATTATTGATGCTGCAACTAAAACTGCATTTGCTCCATACAACAATCAGTCACTTATGGTCATGATTGATGGTATAGCGCAGAATCCAGGTTATTCTTATAACATTAGCGGCAATCAAATTACTTTCTACGAAGCTCCATTAGGAAAAAGACAACAAAATGTTGACGGAAGTATTGTCGAAGTTCCTGCACAATCACATTATATTAGATCGTTTGAATTTAGGGATGATTCAAACAATAGTAAGTATCTTAAAAAGTTGAAAGATATTTCCGAGAGATTTGATGGCAGAACCAGAATTTTTGATTTATTTTATAAAGATGGATCTATTGTAAAAACAGATCCGAATGAAAATCTTTTGATTTATTTGAATGCTGTGTTACAGCAAGGTTCTTATGAAATCAGAAGATTCAACTCTGCAGCAAAGACTGATCAGATTGTATTCTCCAAAGCTCCAAAAAATTATAAGGACTTATATGAAGGTGGTGTTCCCAAGCAATTGGATAATTATGAATACTTCTTTGGATATAGTGTAGGTTCTTTTGAGAGATTAACAATCAATGAAAATCTAATCCCATTTAATACCAAATCAAATTTCTATCAAATTCTTGATAAAGATGGAAGAATCAAAAACTTTGATACCCCTTTGTATGCCTATGTTTTTGTTGACGGCATATTGCAAAGAGGAGGTGGAATTTCATATAGAGTAAATGGTCCTTCTATTACATTTACGAATCCTTTGGGATATGCAGAGCAATTTGATGGATCATACATTACTAGTAAAGTTGATATTCTATATTTCTACGGAAAAGATTATAATCCTACTATAACTGCATTTGATTTTGAGGATGATACTTACTTCAATAAAGTAGAGACTACTTTAACTGGAAACCGTGATGCATTTAATCTTTGGTATAAGAAAAACACGTCTTATAAAACTGTAGCATATCAAATTATCAATGGAGTTCAGAGTGTATGGGGTGAAATATCTGACATTGGTTCTTCTAATAATGATGATTGGATTATGTATCTACGATCTCAAAACGTAAATGCGGTTAATGATGAACCTGTTTACTTCACCAGAAAAGATCCTGCTGGTGGTCAAGATACTATTTCTTTAACATTTGATTCTTTTACCTTTGAATACCTAACTTCATCTATTACAAATGAGAGAATCTTAAACCGTGTTGAATCTAACTATGTTCCATTTAAATTTTCATCAGATTTAGCAGACAATGTTGATTACAGAGGATACATCATTAGAGAGCATCCTTCCTTAAGAGTTGGTGACAAAATCCAGATTGATGGCGAATCTGACATGAGGGAGATCTTTAGTGTTCCTCTATTTGCTAAACCAAAAGAATATCGTGATGGAGGACAGGTATCCAACTCTTACTATGCAACTATTAATGTTGGTGCATATAATAAAGATACACTTGGCGAAGGTCTTGCTGTTACTGCTAATCTATCAAATGGTGTAGTTAGTAGTTTAAATTGGAATAAAAGAGATTTACAAAGATATTTTGATTCTGGAATTCTACTTAACCCAACAGCATATCAATACTATAGTCCACCAACGTTAAACTTTTTACCCACTGAAAATTTTGGCGGGGGAGCTAAAGCGGAAGTGGTAGTTTATGGAGGTCAGATTATTGATATTGTTTTGGTTGATGGCGGATCTGGTTACACAAAACCACCAAGAGTAATTGTTGGTAGAGGGTATAGTGTTTTACGTAATAATAACTATGCAGAGTCTTCTTTGTCAATTAAAAGAAGTTCTGAGCCTGGTGCCGTTAGGGGTCCAAAAATAATCGCGATTATTTCAGATTATCCCGCGTATCAACGCAATCTGATTCAATCTACCACAACTATGATTTCTCCAAATCCATTGGACTTCAAAGAAATCTTGGCTTGTATCGTTACTCCTGATCCCGAATCAGTAGAAATGCCAGGTACTACACATCATGAACGTAAAACGACGGTACAACTGGAAGCGGAAAACAACAACATTACTCACAACGAGACTTTAATTAAGAGAGATAATCAAATTATCAACAATCTCACGTATAGTTCATACGAACATCCTATTACGAAATACTACCAAACAGGTGCATTAGATTTATATAATACACCAATGGGCGACACTGATTATCTCTATAGTCATTACCTACCAGGAACATCTGTTAGGGACTTTATTCAATCATTGTATATTGATGTTGGATACTCCGATGTTTCTGGTATTACTATCGAACAGTTAGGATACTACTTTAATAATGAAGTTGAAACAATTACAGAATGGATGAATGAGTATCAGATTACAGATTCCCGTATTACTACCGGAGGACGAACATTAAACTTCGGACTTCCATCAATGCACGAATTGGGTTCTCTTTTGGAGCAGGATTTACTGATTGGAAGTGATGTAATCTATATTCCAGATACTACTAATTTTCCTGACAGTGGTAAATTACTTATCGGTAAGGAAATTATATCATACACAGAAAAACCACCACAGGATGTACCAAATCCACAAACTGATCGTTTGCTTGGTGTTTCAAGGGGAGTCGATGGCACAACAGAAGATAACCATTTTGCTGGTTCTATGTTGAGAACCATCGGCATATCCACTACTGCTTAAAAATGCAGTATAAATATAAATAACACAGAAATAAACCCGTACCCTTTTTTTTCAATGGCTGCTATTATCTCGGAAAAGTTCAGAATTTTTAATGCAAAGCAGTTCCTAGAGTCTTTAAACGAAGGCGATAGTGATACTGGTGCCGACCGAAGTAGAATGTACTTCTTCGTAGGAAGACCCCAAGCATGGGATTCTTTTTTAGAAATCACCTCTGTAGACGGAGCTGACAGTTTTGCTGTTGGGGACGGTGTATTTGCTGGTGGTGCCGATTGGGCAACAGCAACATTCAGAGCAACAGTATCAAAAGTATTGGAGAACTCACTACTTCTTTCGAGTATTGGTCCTCTTGTTACCTCCTCCCCTGCTCTTGGGTCTATTTTAACGGGTTACAACCAGAGCACCAACGCTAACAAGCTCGTATCAGCAACTACCGGGGTATACAGATTCTCAACAGAAAACATTCCTCCAGTTCCCCTGGATAATCAGACAGAGAAGTTTAGCATTTATGATGACATTATTGCTGCAAAAAGAATTACTAGTTCTTATGCAAGACACGTAGTCAGACGTTACAACTGGGATCTAATCAACAATCCCAAGTTTGATATGTACAAGCCTGACTACTTTTCTACCCCTGCAGGTGGTGGTCAGATTGGCAAAACAACCGCTACTGGCGCTACTTCTCTTGCTAATGCGAAATTTTACATCATGAACCAAAGCTATGAGGTATTCAAGTGCCTCTATAATGGTGAAGATGAAGCAAATCCATCTGGCGTAAACATTGCTCATGAACCAAAGACTAATCCTCAACCTGGTTTAGGTTCTTACTCAAACGGCATTTATACTGCTCCTGACAATTCTTATATCTGGAAGTATATGTACACCATCCCAACTGATGATGTTTTAGCATTCCTTTCCACAGACTTTATGCCTATCAATGCTGTAGGAGAAAGCACAAGAGATAGTAGCAAATTAGCTGCTGTAAACGGCGCTGTAGAGGCAGCAATCGTTCCAAACAAAGGAACACTTACCTCACCTGTTTCAGGCACCTTCTACGCTCCTGTGGTGGGCGATGGTGCTGGTGCTGTTGCAGAACTAACTATTAGTGCTGGCGAAGTTACTGCGGTATCTATGTATCAGGCTGGTTCTGGTTATACTTACGGTACTATTCCTATTGTATCTGGTGTTCCTTTTAATACTAATGGAAGCACTGAAGCTATTGGTCTTTTCTCAAATGCTACTCTAACTATTTCTGAAGGTGTTACTGCTACGGATACACCTGCAGTAGAACCAATTATGTCACCACAAGGTGGACATAATTTTGACATGGAGATGGAACTTAACTCGAAGAGAGTTATGACAAACATCCGTCTTACATTCATCGAAAATGCTGGAGACTTTCCTGTAGACAATGACTTCCGTCGTATCGGAATTGTCAAAGATCCATATGAGTTCGGAAGCACTACCTTTGCTACATCAGATACTCTTAACGGTTTGAGAGCAGTCAAAGTTCAAAACGCTACTGGCAACTACATTCCTGATGAGATGATTACTCAAACAGTTGCTGGTGGAACAGCATATGGTCAGGTAGTTTCTTGGTCATTAGATACTGGATCCTCAAATCCACCAACACCAAGCAGTCCTGGTAGTGGTGTATTGAAGTACATCCAAACTCCATATCTCCATAAAGATAATGGTGTTGTTAGGTTGGTAGAATCTGACGCAGCTAATGCTATTGTTGGAAGTCAATCAGGTTCTTCTGGTAATGTAGAAACTGGTTTAGCAGATGGTACTGAATTAGTTGGTTCAATTTTTGTTGATGGTTTAGCTAATCCAGAAATTGAAAACAACTCTGGAGATCTCGTATACATAGAGAACAGAAGACTAATCACCAGAGCAGCTGATCAAATTGAGGACATCAAATTAGTCATCGAGTTCTAATTTATTATATTTTTTAAAACCAGACGGTAGTATATTACAATGCCACAGAAGACTAATCTTAACGCTATCCCATACTTTGACGACTACGATTCTAGAAAAGACTTCTATAAGGTACTATTCAGACCCTCCTATCCTATTCAGGGTAGGGAGCTGAATAGTATTCAGTCTATTCTGCAGAATCAGATTGAGAATTATGGTAAGTATCAGTTTAAGCAGGGTGACCTAGTTGTTCCTGGCGAAGTTGGTTTAAATACCAAATTAGATTTCGTAAAGTTATCTTCAGTTTCTGAAGTTGCTATTAATGTTGATGGCGAAATTGTATATCAAAAGTATGATATTAGTGGCATAGTAGGTCAGAAAATTTCTGGTTTATCTTCTGGTGCTATTGCTCTTGTTCTTGCTATAGAAAAAGCAGGAACAAACAATGCAGACACACTTTATATTAAGTACTTAACAGCAGGTGATAGTGGTGATGAAGAAACTTTCCGCCAAGGAGAGACTCTGGAGATTATCGATGGCATTAATAGCCCTCTCCTTGTTGTTGGTACTGACGGTTCTGTTTTACCTACAAGTATTCCTGTAATTGATTCTAATACAGGCACAACATCTTTTGATGATAGTCCTGCAATGGGATATGGATCTGCCGTCAAAGTTGAAGAAGGAATTTACTTTGTCAATGGATTTTTTGTACGTAATGATGCTAGTTTAATTCTTGTTTCTGGATATAGTCAAACTCCTTCCGCAAAAGTAGGATTTAACGTATCCGAATCTATAGTAACTCCAGAAAAAGATAGCAGTCTCTACGATAATGCTACTGGATCTTCTAACTTTGCATCTCCTGGAGCTCATAGATTAGAAATTAAATTATCTCTGGTAAAATATGATTATACAGAGACTCCTGACAAAAACTTTATTCAATTACTTTCTATACGAGATGGTGTAGTAGAACGTCAGATAAAGAAAGCAGATTATAGTTTATTAGAAGAAACTTTAGCAAGAAGAACATACGACGAGTCTGGCGACTATGTTGTAGATAATTTCGATTCTGAAGTTAGAGAATATTATCAAAGAAATGGAAATTTAGGCGTATATTCACTTGGATCTGATGGAACTGTTAATGGTTTGGATCCCGTTGAATCAATTGATAAGTTAGCATTTTCTATTGGTCCTGGAAAAGCATATGTTCGTGGTTATGAAATTGTAAATAAAGAAACCAAGTACATTTCATTTAATAAAGCAAGAGAAACTCTATCAAGAGATAATATCAATATTAAGACAAAAGGTCTTACTGGATTCAATATTACAAACGTATATAATACATTACCTTTGAATGCAGAGGGAGCGGATCTTACTGCTTATCCAACAGTTTTCCTTAATGCTGTACACAATGATGGAACAATTGCATCTAATGATTTAGAAAGTTCTACCAATTACTTACAGACAGTTGATAGAAGAGGGAAATTTTTTGATAAAAATAGTGCAATCAAAACCATTTATCTAACAGGAGCAATTGATTACGGATTAATTGATGAGTCAAGCATCAAACCAAATACTCCTTCTGATAGATTAGATCTAAAAAATATTTACTTTGTTGCTACCAGAACTTCTACGGGAGCCGTATCTACAGTAAAGAGTGTAGAAACTATTTCTTTTGCTAAAGTTACAAGACCTGAAATTGGAGATCTCACTTCACAGTTTTTACAATTAACTTTAGCTGGTAGAAAAGATTACTTGGATAATCTTTTTATTGAATATGATGACAACGTTAGTATCAGAAGGAGACTGCTTTATAATTCTGAAGCAGATGCTCAACAACAAATTAATGAGATTGGATATATCAGTGACTATGATCAATCTATCACACCATTAATTGGTGTAGCAAAACCAAAAGATTTTGCACTAGTAAAAAGACCAGTTGGATTTAATGAAGACAAAGATATTGTCGTTTCTAAAGGAAGACTTTCTTCTGGTGTAGAAACTTATAATGGTCTTTTTAATCTATCTTACTTTAATCCAGTTTTCTTCACAAGACTTTTAGTTGACTCTAATATTTCACAAGACTTTACTCCTGGTAAGTATATTACTGGAACCCAAAGTGGAGCATACGGTGTTATTGAAGGGGATGCAAACGGATTCCTTTCTTCTGGTAAGAGTCTTTACGTAAAAACTTTATCTGGAAACTTTTTACCTGGAGAATCAATTATCAGTGAAGAGGGTGGTATTTTAAGAATTGCTAGAGAAAATACTATCTCTCATTTTGTTGTCTCCAGACAAGGAACTGGTTATTTAACCACTACCAAAATTTCTCTCAATGGTGTTCAATTTGAACCTACCGATATTGCTGTTGGTATTAATGGAGGTGCGTTATATAAAGTAAATGTCTTGAATAGAGATTCGGTATCAACTGACTACACTACACCTCCCACAGTATCATTCACTGGTCCAAGTAACATTGTAGCTACAGTTTTACCAGTATTGTTTAAGAACACTGTTTTAACATTCTCTGCCCAAAATGTTAAGTCTCTACATTCTTCTTATGGAAATGGTAATATTTTTACTTCCGACGTAGAAACTATTAATTCAGAATATTCTGACTCCAAAACAGTAACAGAATTTACTTTTGCAGGTTCAAAAGGATATAAGTATCTTGAGTGTACTGGATTTGGTTCTGATGCTTCCAAGTATTTGGTTCAGGGTGATATCATCCAGTTTAATGATGATGCTGGCATCATTCATAAATTTGTAGTTAATTATGCTACAAATGCTGAAGGAACTACAAAATCAAGAATTTATGTAAATGGTTCTCTTCCAGAAACTATTACATCATCTTCTGTTGTTAGATTAAGACCTGTCATTGAAAATTCATCGTCATCTTCTTTAATTTTCCCAACAGGTAGTAAAGAAGTTAGTAGCTTAATTAAGACTACAGAAAACACAAAAATTAAATATTACATAAGAAGAGACTTTGTTACTACTGGAAATAGTAGTGGTGGCAACGTTACTTTTGCAGCTCAATTAGATTTTGGAACTCAAAGATTTGTAGATTTTGACGAGAAGGATTTCATTATTACTATTCTGGATAAAGGAAATTCTGATAGAGTAGAAGACGGAGATATCATTTACTTGAGAGATGATTTTGTTTCTATCTTGAATACAACAGATGAGACTTCTGGTCTTTCTTCTGGTAGTATTACCTTAACATTCCCATCTAATTACTTTGGATCTAACGTAACTAATTTCCCCAAATTAAAATTAACGGCAACTATTGAAATCTCTAAAGCAAGACCAAAATTAAAAACAGCAATTAGAGACAGAAGAATTATTATCAGAGCTGCTGGTGATAGGGTTATTCCTTTGAGGGGAATTAACTACGACGACGAGAGCACGGAGTCATACAGCTATTCCGATGCATTTAAACTTAAGTACATCTATGAAGGATCCGCTTCTTCACCACCTACAGTAGATGTAAATGGCAATTTGGTCGTGGGAACTAACATTACAGATAGATTTACATTTGACGATGGTCAAAGAGAAACTTTCTACGATATTTCAAGACTTGTTCTTAAACCAGGATTTGATCCACCAGTAGGTCAGATTGTTGTTTCTTTTGATTACTTCGAGCACTCTCAAGGAGACTTCTCTACTGTAGATTCTTACATTCACGAAGCAGGTGTTGTTGCCGACGAAATTCCTTCGTTTAATAGCACGGTATATGGTATTGTAAATTTAAAGAACAGTATTGATTTCCGTCCAAAGGTAGATTCAAGATCTATTATTACTGGTTTCCAAGATACATCATTACTTTCACAGTCTGATTACATTAGTTTTACTGGAGAAGGTGGATCAGTAGCAAGCACCCCATCTTCCAGTAAGAGACTTCCCTATACCATATCTTTCAGTGAGTCTCAATATTTGGATAGGATTGATGGTGTCTTCTTAAACAAGAAAGGAGAATTTATAATTAAATCTGGAAACGCCTCATTAAATCCTACTAAACCAGAAATTATTGAGGATGGCATTCCCCTATATTACATGTACATCCCTGCTTTTACCAAATCAAGTAAGGATGTAAGAATTATTCCTGTCGATAATCGTAGATATACGATGAGAGACATTGGTAAATTGGAGAAGCGTGTTGAGCGTTTAGAATACTACACCACATTAAGTATTCTTGAGCAGCAAGCACTAAACATGCAGGTCAAGGATACTCTTGGTATCGATAAGACAAAAAGTGGATTCGTAGTAGATAATTTTGAGACTCATCAAGTTGGAAATGTTAAGTCTTTAGACTACAAGTGTTCCATTGATCCTCAACAGTCTGTTCTTCGTCCACAAACAAAAGAAGATAGTTTTAAATTAATTGAATTTAATACCAGAGAAGATCAAAGAAGTAATTCTGGATATTCTAACTCAAATGATGTAATTACATTACCATACACAGATGTTACTTATGCAAGTAATGCATTTGCTACGAAGACTGTTAACCCAAATCCATTTGTTATTATTCAATATGTTGGCGATGCTTCATTAATTCCAAATATTGATCAATGGTATGACACTACAGTCGCTCCTTTAGTAACGGAGAATAATACAAATCTATTCTCAATTTTCTTGGGCAAATCTGATGTTAGAGCAGCATTTGCAAGCATCTATAATTCTTTCGTAATTAATTGGGTAGGAGTTAATAAGTCATTCTACAACATTAATAGTTTCGGTGATAGCAATAGCACTGTTTCTGATTCCAGTGTAAGTTCAGCATCTATTTCCAGTTCTTCTAATGTAAGTCCACAAAATAATGAAATTGCTAAAGGTGTAGGATACAAAACTGTAAATGGAATCAATGTTGCTAATGCATTGAGATTCTTTGCAAGATCTATTCCTGTTAAGTTTGTATTGAAGAGACTCAAACCAAAAACTCAACTCTTTGTTTTCATGGATCAAAGAGATGTTAATCGTTGGGTCAATCCAGATTCCAGATTTACTGGAGTAGCTGGCAATTCTTTGACTACTTTTAATACTCCAGTCACTACAGATGAATATGGAAATGCCAGTGGTATTATCTTAATTCCTGCTGGACTTGCTCCAAGAATGAATACATCTTGGACAGGTGATATCAACACTTTGCAGTACGATGATACTTCAGAAGAGTTATTATTCTCGACAGGTATCAAAAATATCAGATTTACTTCAAGTGCGTCTGATGCTAATAGAGATATCGTTGATAGCTATGCAGAAGTCAAGTTTTATGCTACTGGTGTTCTTCCACAAAATCCAGCATCTATTATTTCTACTGCTCCAGCAATCTTCAAGGCAAATGAAGGTGTTCAGTTAATTGATAGCAATACAGAAAATACCGCCAGACCAAATCCTCTTGCACAAACTTTCAAAGTAGAAAACTTTGATGGTGGTATGTTTGCTACTGGAATTGATTTATTCTTTTCCAAAAAAAGTTCTACTATTCCTTTAAGAGTATACTTAACCAATATTGAGAGTCAGAAACCAAGTAAATATATTATTCCTGGATCCCAGATTACTCTTTATCCAGATACATTCGTTAAGGTATTCTCTTCTGGAATTCTTTCCATTAAAATTGGTGAATATATGACAGGACAAAGATCTTTAGCATCTGGTCCTATCAGTAAAGTTTTAGATAAAAACAATTTTGAAGTTATTCCTTCCAGTAATGGAGAAGTTTCTATTACTAATGAACAAGTATATACGTTTGTTTTAAATAATCACAATGGATCTGCATTCATTCCAAATGAAGACATTACTCTTACTTCAGTAACTCAATTTAATAACTCTAACAATGCTACATTAGGAATTAAAATTGCTAAAGATTCTGGTAGAGTTAGTTCTCTGGATGTATCAAATTTAGGATCTGGTTATGAGGGTGCTACGATTACTATCGAGAGTCCACAACTCCCTGGAGGTAGTAATGCTACTGGATCGGCAAAAGTACATGGTGGTCAAATTTATCTTGCAGAAGTAGCTCTTGGTGGTAGGGGTTATACAGAAGCTCCTTCTGTAGTTATTAGAGGTTCTGGTAATGGTGCCACTGGTGCTGTTATACAATCTAAAATTACTATTGACGAACCTGCAGTAAGAATGGGAATTGCATCTGACGATGGAATTGCTATCAATTCCACAATCCCCACAAGATTTAATTTTGATTATCCAGTTTACCTACAAGACAATACAGAATATGCTCTCAATATTGAGTGTGATGATACAGAATATGAAATTTGGTCTTCTCGTTTAGGAGAAACTGATATCTCTTCTGGTCTCGTTGTCAATGCACAACCACTACTTGGTTCTGTATTTAAATCACAAAACGTAGATAACTGGACTGAAGATTTGTTTGAGGACATTAAGTTTACTCTTTATAGAGCACAGTTTGATATTTCAAAGACTGCAGAACTATTGATTAAGAATGATGAGTTGGGTTATGAAAAACTTGATCCAAATTCTTTCGAGACTTATGCATTATCAAATAGCACTGCTACTTCAACCTTGTTCAAAAACAATAGTTCTATTGTTAATGTTTATCACAGAGACCATGGGTTTGAGGACACCGGCAATTCCAGGGTATTTTTCCGTGGTATAGATGACTTTGCTGGATATAATGAAATTGATATCGAATCTACATTATTTACTATTTCTAACTCTGGTATTGACACATATACTATTGTAGGACCAACAAGAGCATCTTCTACTGGATTCGGTGGTGGAGATACTATTCTTGCATCTTACAATAGAAAGTATGAGAAACTCTACGCACAGATCCCATACCTACAAGTTTCTGGTACAAAGATTGATACCTTTGTACAAACTACTGATGTAGTTCCTGTAGATTCTAATACAACTAATTACAAATCATATAACATCTCCGAGATGGAAACAACTTTCTTGAATCAAGAGCACTACTTCTTGAATCAAAAAATGATTTCATCAAAAATTAATGAAGTGATCAATAACGTTGATAATTCTCTACTTTATAAGATCGGACTATCTTCTACGTCTTCTCACTTGTCTCCTCTGATTGATTTAAGAAATGCATCTGTAAAAACTATTTCTAATCGTGTAGAAAATAGTGTAGGGACGGAAGGTAGATTTGGTAAGAAATATCAAATTATTAAATTCTATCCAGTATATAAATTTACTATTAGTGGAAATAATGAAGGATTGGGTGGAGATGATATTCTTGCCACTATCAATCAAAATGTTACTGGGTTGACTTCTGGAGCTCAATCAGAAGTTCTTCGTGTCATTAATAATGATGTTTATGTGAAAATTAAAAACTCCCTACAATTTAATGTTGGCGAAGAATTATTCTTCAACACACAATCCGGGTCTGGTGGAGACTATGAAAATCTAACCATCATTGTTTCCGATGCTGGAATTTATGATCAACTCCCGTCATTTGTAGTAGGATCTACCGTAACTGCTTTTAATCCTTCAGTAAGAAGCGAGAAGTATGATAATAAAATCAGTGGTAAAGTTATTTCTTGGGATCAAAAAACTAAAATCCTGACGGTAGAAAATGACAAGCAACCTATAGATGATGATTTCACGAGTGAAATTACTTTAGGCAGTGCGTTTGCAAGAGAGAGTCAGACATCCAGTCAACTTTCTGATATTTTCCGCGTTGGAGAATTAGTTGACTCTGAAGGATCATCTTTTGAAACCAGTAAATTCTATGAAGTTAGAAACATGTCTTTCTCCCAAGGACTTGAATATGTTCCTGAAAATGGATCTGTAAATACTTCAGGAGTTTCCAAGTACGTTACTAAAGAAATCTTTATTAATAATTCAGCATCGTCCCTGGACCTTTATTTGACTCTAAATTTAAGGGATGTAGAGAATGTCAAATTGTTCTACAAAATCAAACCATCAGCATCCCAGCAGAATTTTGATGATATAAATTGGGAATACTTTAATGGAACGGGATCACCAGATAAAGAAAATGAGATCGCAACTCCAGAGAACAGCATTTCTGGTCAGTTTGAGAAGCAGTCTTCTTATCAAGAATTGAGATACACCGCAGAAGAACTAACCGAGTTCTCATCGTTTGCTATCAAAATTGTTATGAAAACAGATGATCCGGCATACGTACCCAAGATTCAAGATTTGCGAGCAGTAGCTTCATTCTGATATGCAAAGATACGT